CGTTAGGATTTTTTGTTGTGTATTTTCTTACCTCACCAGGCCAGCTGCATCACGCAGCAAACAACCGTTTATTAACTGTCCGGTTAGACAGCGGCAGGAGTAGTTATCCTATATGCCACAGGGGCGCCTGTAAAGAAGCCAAGAGTGAAATCTTCAGCAGCAGCCGCGTATCCAGCAATGCCCATAAATGCACCATCTGAACCACTGATAAACCAATCAAGTCCATGAAAGGTCATATCTCCTGCACTGCTAGTATAATTACCATTCTTGCCATATTTAAATCTAGCATTAGAATAGTAAGGAATTTCCACTTCAAGGGCCGGATTCTGTGTATCTGCAGTAACAGCAGCACCAGCTGTTGTACCAGGTACATAAGAATATGCGGCGCAAGATTGGCTCTGCGAGGTACCACTTGCTTCCGGCAACGAGAACGACCCATACTGGTAAGCAGTAACATTGGGTTTACGTTGGCACGAAATCATACCTCTAAGACGATTGATAGGTCCTACAGCAAGGTACTTCCACCTTACACCGCCTCTATAGCACGCATATGCCGGTGTGAAATAATTCAACAACGTCATCTTAGTGAAATTAAAAGGCACGGGCCCATCAGCTTCATGCACACCGTTCGGATCATAACCACGTATAAGTGGCATATCAGGAACCGACCAGGTATGCACCCTAGTTCCGCCAGTAACGGGAGCCCAGAGAACACTCGCACAGTATCTCTTCAACAATTGTCGAATAGACACAACAGGGTCACCAAAGAAAATATCATTGGTGTGATCTGCAAGGGTCAGATCCGTTGCCATCATTTCATCAGGCTCCTGTTGCATAGGTGCGTTCTCCTCGGTGGTGTTGTCAGCATCTGGTACATTGATGCCCGCTTCACCTGCCTGAGGCACATACTCTCCAGCTTGTGGTATATACCACGATAGCTCTTCGATGTACTTCTCAGTAGGATTGGCGAACTCAATATCATCTCCAGTGGAAACAAACACATTAACAGCAATGTCGTTGTTAGCAGTGGAATTTGGAACTGTAAGTTCATTTACCACATACACTGAAATAATACCATTGGCAAACTCACCCGGATCACCACCAAGTGCAGATTCACCATAAATAGGTCTACCATGCATGAACATATCACGATGACGAAGGTAAGGGTAAGTAGAACCCCATCCAATTTCGACAGTGAAATCTCTCTCTTCAGCCAAATCAATAATTCGGGTATAATTAGTATTATACTCGTTAGTGACTGGATAAGCAGGATCATACACAATCTTGAGACGTCCTTTGTGAAATCCTGAAGCAACCACCTGAAACCGAAATTTCATGGTACCTCTCCAATGCTCAAACGGCAAACCAGCAAAACAACAAGCGGGCATGTGATATTCCTTCGCCAGAGCTTGATTCCATATAATAGGACTAACTTCCGAGTTCCAGAGTAAAGTTTCTGTAACTGCGGTAACAGCCCATGGAAATTCTGTGAGATAGCTCTCACGAGTTGCAATACTCGTAAGAGTCATCTCATCAGTACCATCGAGACCCATAGTACGGGTATCAACGGTAAGCTCTTGTTTCGCATCGTACGTCAATTTTGTAACCGAATCACCGACATTAGTATTGGCTAAATTGCCAAAATATGCAGGTCGAAATGGTAAAATATCATTAACGATAGCGGGTCGAGAATATCCAAAAGTAGATGCAATATGTGCTATAGCAGAAGCCCCAATCTGTGTGGCTCGTGCGTAAGCACCTATTACTGGTGCATTTTTCAATGCTCCTGCAGCTCTCGCTATAATGGAAGCGGGTTTTGAAACAACTCCGGATCCATATTCATCAGCTTGAGGAACATACTCCCCTGCTTGTGGAGAAATTGCTCCAGGTTCAGTAGCAGTGGGAATAGCCAAAGAAACATCTGTGGCCCATACGAAAACAGAAACTGTAACAGAGTCTGTAGCACCATTCGCATGTTTAAGATTTTGCATGCCATGAATGATAATATCACCCATGTCACGCCACTCTTGATTAGGAATGTCAAGAGCGTTATACTTCCAAACAAAAGGGAGTGACATCTCTCCACCCTGACTATTAGTAGGGTCAAGATATATATGCGGCCGTTGTGAAGCGGCTACT